TACAGCGTCAGCTTATAGCCAAGTTTGACTTAGAAGTAACAAAGAACAACCAGAAAGATAAGGTAATTGTACTAAGTAATGATAGTTCTATTAGAATGGGTTCTGTATCGCAGGCCGACTCAGTAGTTGGTAGATCGTACGATTTCATTCTGTTTGACGAAGCGGCACTATCTGATGAGGGTAAGGACGCGTTCAACATCCAATTACGACCGACCTTGGACAAACTTAACTCAAAGGCTATATTTATATCTACCCCACGTGGTATGCACAACTACTTCCACGAGTTCTATCAGCGCGGTTTTAGTAACGATAGAAACTTTGATGACTGGGTGTCAATCCATTCTGATTGGCAAGAGAATCCTAGAGCCAACGCTAGAGATATCGAACAAGCTAGGCTTACTATGTCAAACGCCGAGTTTAGACAAGAGTACTATGCTGACTTCTCCTCATTCGAGGGACGTATTTGGGACTTGAAAGATTCATGTGTACGCGACCTATCTAATTTAGATACTAGACGTATGGACAAGTTTGCAGGTATAGATATTGGATTTAAAGACCCTACATCGTTTGTAATCTTCGCGTACGATCCAAAAGAGGAGTTGTACTACCTACTCAATGAGTTTGAAGATAACGAAATGAAGACCTCTGAGCAAGCTGCCTTGGTGAAGAAACTTGAGTACCAGTATGAGATTGACATGATGTTCATCGACGCTGCTGCTGCACAGACGCGGCACGATTGGGCTATGGATTATGACATTTCTACTATCGGCGCAAAGAAGTCAGTACTTGACGGCATAGCTTTCGTATCTGGACTCGTAGAGAATGATAAACTCATTGTCGATTCTAGTTGCATTAAAAGTTTGTATTCTTTTGACCAGTACCAGTGGGATGATAGATCGTCCCTAACTAGAGAGAAGCCGGTACATAATGCTGCTTGTCACCTTGCCGACGCGATTCGTTATGCTCTGTACTCCTATACTGCAGTTTAAACATATTATGCCTTTGTCCTTTTTAAAACTAAGCTTGACATTTATGGTATTTTTTAGTATAATGGTTTAAATAAAGTATAATAAAATAAATAGGGACAGGGAGGCACTTAGCAACTTAAGCCTTCCTTGCCATACACAATAATTAAAAAAGCGGAAGTACGGAGGTAATCGCGTGGCAGAATTGTTAAGAATGCCAGTAAAGTACATCCGAGATCGCATCAAGTCTCAGTACCCTAAGGGAACTGAGTGCCATATCTGCGCTTCCACGCAGACCTTAGAGTTCCATCATTATCACTCAGTAGCTGAGATGTATAAAGTCTGGATTGCTAAGAATAAATTGGTAGTTGAAACTGCCGAAGATATTCTTCTAGTACGTGACCGATTCATCGAAGACCATTGGGATGAAATGATTAATGCTTGTGTTACATTATGCAAAGCGCATCACGCCAAACTGCATCAAGTATACGGTAAGAATCCTAAGCTTAGTACTGCTGAAAAGCAGCCACGTTGGGTGGAAAAACAAAGATTAAAGCACATAGCCTAGGAGAAAGATAGATGGCTTTATTTTCAAGAGATACTCGTACTGCAGAAGATGTGCAGTTTGAGAAAGATTTAGAGAAGTACGGGATGACTAAGCTCAACCCTGCTCAGGAAGAAATAGCGAGCGCTGAAGGTACCTCGGTAGTAACTACTAAACACCCTTACAAGTTCGCGCAAGCGTACAAAGACATAGAAGTAGTACGTCGTGGTGTGGATCTGATTGTTGACAGTGCTAGTGCTATCAAGTATGACGTAAAAGAAAAACTTGGTTTTACTGGACTAGCTGGTTCAATAAAGCAAAAGAAAATTGCTTTATTACTAAATTCAAGACCTAACCCTTATCAAGATATTAACGCTTTTAGATCATCTATCTTCATGGATATGCTCATGGATGGTAACGCTTTTCTGTATTTTGACGGTGAGTTCTTATTTGTACTTCCTGCTTCTAGAGTTGAGATTATACCGCATAAGAAGACTTTTGTAGACTCTTATATGTATGATGGGAAAGTTAAGTATACTTACAACGAAATCATCCACATCAAAGATAACTCGGCATCTTCTATCTATCGTGGTGATTCAAGACTTCGAGCATCAATAAAGAGCATCAATATTTTAAACAGTATGTTAGATTACCAAGAGAACTTCTTCAACAACGGAGCAGTTCCTGGATTGGTTTTAAAAACTAAAGACGTACTTAGTCAAAGAATTAAAGATAGAATGGTAGCTGTATGGACCCAGAAGTACAACCCTAAAAGTGGTGGTCGCAAGCCTGTCATCTTAGACGGTGGACTGGAGTTGGACTCAATCAACCCTGGCAACTTCCAAGAGTTAGATTTTTCTTCTGGTGTAACAACCCATGAAGAAAGAATACTTAAGGCGTTAGGAGTACCTCCAGTACTGCTTAACTCTGGTAACAATGCTAACATATCTCCAAATTTAAAACTGTTCTACAATGTAACAGTTATACCTTTAGTTAATAAGTATGTTGCAGCGCTTGAAGCGTTTTTCACTTATGACATAAAAGAGGATATTTCGGAAGTTAAGGTACTACGTCCGGAATTGAAAGATGAAGCCGCGTACTACTCTGGTTTAGTTAATAATGGTATAATGACTGGCGCAGAGGCTCGAAAGGCTTTACGATTACCAGAATTACCAGATATGCCAGAACTTACTGAAATACGCATACCTGCAAACATTGCCGGAAGCGCTACTGGCGTATCTGGGCAAGAAGGCGGAAAGCCTGCAACCGAAGACGAGGGCGTTTAATGTCAACACAAATGCTAGATGAGCTAGCTGGTTTCTTCAAAGACAAAGATATTTCTATGGAATGTCATGAGTACAGCGCGCATTCAGCCGCACCCTTCTCTAGGCAGGCTATCAGAAAAGAATTCAAGTCTTACGAAGCAATGCTAGTAATACTTAAAGCACATATGCAGAAAACAGTGAAGGTTGAAAAACCTGCTGCTCCTGCACCAGCTCCTGCTAATAAGAGAAAACGATGAACAAGAAACTACTTAAACTAGATTCCATGTTTCTCTCTAAGGCTGTAAATGAAGAAGGCGACCTAATTATTGAAGGATTCGCCAACACTACAGACAAAGATAGAGCAGGGGATGTTATAGTACAAGAAGCTTGGGGCACTAAAAGCGCCTTGCCTAACTACTTAAAAAACCCAATTATTTTAGCTTACCATGACCACAGTCATCCGGTAGGAAAAATGATATCGCATCAAGTAACCGATAAAGGGTTACACATTACTGCTAAGATTTCAAAAGCTGCAGGTCAAGTATACGACCTTATTAAAGATGAGGTCTTACAAGCCTTCTCTGTAGGTTTTAGAGTGCTAGATGCAGATTATGACTCCGCTACAGATATTTTCGTGATTAAAGATTTAGAACTGCACGAAATCTCAGTAGTATCCGTACCTATGAACCAAGAAAGTACTTTCCGAATCTCTAAGTCTTTTGACTCCGATGACGAACTAGAAACTTTTAAAGCTGATTACACTAAACCAATTATGTCCACTAAGGACTTAGAAACCGAGGAATTTTCAATGGATCCGAAAGAATTACAAAAAACAATCGACGCCGCTATTGCAGCATCCGCAGCTAAACTTGCAGCAGAAGCTAAAGTTAAAGCTGACGCTGAAGCTAAAGAAAAAGCTGACACGGCTCGAATCTCAGTTGTGGTTAAATCACAGACTGAAAACCTAGTAGCTGACCTAGAAGCGCGTATGAAAGTTAGTGCTGAAGCAGGCGCTAAAGCAATCGCTGAGCTACAAGATCAAATCATCGCTAAAAACGACGAAATTAAGTCTATCCTTGCTGCTCGCGGTAACAAGATGGAATTTGATGAGCATAAGCACGCTGCTGGCTCATATAACATGAACGACATGACTGACGCTTTCTTACTTGCAAAAGTATGCAGCAAAGACTTGTTCGGTACTAAGCTTGGTACTAACATGGCAAAAGCTGTTAACTCCTCTTCTTCTGGTCAGGTTTCTTCTGATAAGTATGAGCAGGAAGTTACTTCTAGCTTGTATGAAGACATGAAGAAAATGCTTACTGTTCAGCCTTTGTTCCGCGAAGTTCAACTAACTTCTGCTACACAAGTATTGCCAATCAACCCTAACGCTACATCAGCTGGTTGGGTAGATCCTGCTAACTATGGTGCTGCAGCGACAACTGGTCCTGAATTGACTAAGAGTCTTACAGAGATCATCTTGCAAACTTTCAAGCTTGCTGGTAAGTCATTCATCACTGATGAAACTGAAGAAGATGCTATCATCCCAATCTTGCCTTTATTGCGCGATCAATTGGTTGAAGCTCACTCTGACGCGATTGACCTAGCATTCTTATCAGGTAGTGGTTCTGCAAACAACCCTACTGGTTTGATTACTCGTGCTCTTGCTACTGGTGGTACTTCTGTTAACACTACTACTGCTAAGGCAGACGGTACTGTTAAAGTAACTGCTAAGATGTTGCTACAGACTCGTCGTGGTTTGGCTCAGTGGGGCTTGAAGCTTAACAACTTGAAGATTATTGTTTCTCAAGATGCTTACTGGGATCTTCTAGAAGATACTGAGTTCCAGAACGTTAACGAAGTAGGCAATTTGGCTACTAAGCTAACTGGTCAAGTTGGTGCTGTTTACGGTATCCCTGTTATGATCTCAACTCAGATGCCTGCTAAGGCCGTAAGTGCAACTTACGCAGTCCTTGTTAACACCACTAACTTCTTAGTGCCACGTTTACGCGGATTTACTGTACAAAGTGAATATTCTGTAGAAAGCCAGCGTCGTCTTATCGCTTCGACTCAGCGTCTTGGTTTCAACAGCATTATCGCTGACAAAGGTGTTGCAGTAGCTACTTACGCAGCAGCTTAACACTTCTAATCAACTCGGGGCTTATGCCCCGGGTTTATTTTTGTTTCTTTCCCTAAAGGGTACAAAAATAAGCCCAAGTAACGAGGTACCTAATGGCATTAATAACACTAGAAGAATATAAAGGGTACTACGCTATAAGTAGCCCGACTCACGACGGACGACTTACTATTCTAATAGACTTGGTAAGTGAGTTGGTAGAAAATTACATCAGTAGAGAACTGGCGCCAATAACCTACACAAACAAAACATTTGAACTTTTAGGCACAATGGCTTTTCTAGATAATTTTCCAATTAGAGCATTAACTACTCTTGAGTTCTTTTCTAGCTCTACAAGTACTTGGGTAGCGATTCCAGATACAGATTATGAACTAGATGAAGATAATGGTACTGTAGAGATATTTAATTCCGTATCTTTAGCTGATACAACTACTTCTAGATCAAAGCCTATACGCGCAACGTATGATGGCGGGTACGCAACACTACCAGCGGATATTAAGCTTGCAATTTTTGACTTAGTTACTTACTATAACAAACGTGAGCAAAACCCTGTTAGAGGTATGGCAGGACAGAGTATTGATAATAGTTCTGCTACTAACGGTTCCGAAATGCCTCCACATATCAAAAGGGTACTATCTTTATATAGAGTACCAGGCTAATGAGTACACATGCACTAGTTAAAATACTTAATGATATCGTTGAGCAAACCGAGAAGGACATAGGTGATTGGGATGGTAAAGGCAAAAAGCCTACCAACATCAACTCAACACGAAAAATGATGGACAAAAATGTACACGTTTTTCATGTCCACAAAAGTCTATTTAACGATAGGGCACTTGGTAATAATCTAAAGGACGATGATAAAATATCCAAGGGTGCATATGATAGGTTATATACTCAGTATAAAAACGCAGCTAAAGCGAGCAAAATACCGACAGTAACTAGCATGGAAAAAGTTAACAATTTGTTAAAAACATCCCGCTTTAATACTGTTATATACTCAAATAACGATCTCAAGACAGATTTTTTAATTGTCGCTCCTTCGTATAATGCACTAAAGAATACCCTTAACGTAATCCGTGTTGGTTTCGAATTGAGGGTAAGGAAGATGGAGGCGACGGAAGGCGGTAGCCTTACTGCTAGCGGGAAAGCTCATTTTATAAGATTGGCGTCTTCTGGCTTAGACACTATTGATACCAGGTCAAGAAAAGGTTTAGATATAGGCCATATTAGTGCAGGCAGCTATGCCACGGATAACTCCCCCTCCGCTAGATTTGCTAGTATAACAGAAAGAGCCCTTAGCGTAATAGAAAAGGCCCAAGGCTCTAGTCCTGCTCTTATTCAACTGAGAAGACAACTTAAAGAAGTTAAAAAAGCTCATGATAGAGTGTACACTTTAAAAGCAGAGAAATCTGGTTCTTTAGAGGGTATATCGGGGAACTTCGTACTAACTATGGCTCAATCAGTAGGCATCAATAGACATAGTTTAGGACATGAAGAGAAAAAACTAGGAAAACTAGCGATGGACGCTATTGCTAGTAGGGCAGGCGAATTGAAGTCCTCACCATCTATTGAAGACATGCTAGGTACAATTGTTATAGGTGCTTTGACTGGCAAGAACCCTAAGTTCAATACTAAATCCTCGGCCTCTAAGTCTGTAAAAGGGTCCTCAGGAAGTAAAACCAAAGTTACTCCTTTTAAAGGCACTCATGGAAGAAGTAAGAAGTCTCCTATCAGGAATGTAAGAACTGGTCAATTCTCTAGTGCCTTACAGATTAAAAACCTAATAAACGCTAGACTACATGACCAAATAAAGCACAACATGGGGTCACCGAAGTTGAATTATAGAACGGGTAGGTTTGCACGAAGTGCTCAAGTAACCGAGATATCAATGCACAGGTCAAACATGATAAGTATATAC